TTGAGCAACAAGATAAACCGTTGTTGTAGATCCAATAGTTAATATCCACGATGGGATACTCACACTATTATCACCCAAAGCAAATCCTGCTGTTGGAACAACAGAAGAAGCGGCATTATTTCCTTGAACACCAATAGTTGCACTTATCGTATTTACCGATGCCAATTGTGATCCTGTGACAGTAATAGCACCCGTAAAGTTGACAATACCGGAAATAGAATATGTACCGGCAATAAGGCTTATAGATGTTATATTTGTAGGGGTTGCTGTGGTTAATGCTACAGCTGAACCTGAAACTACAGATGCTACTGTTGTTTGACCGATTGTAGATGCTCCTAATTGCCCATTCACATCAATTACTACGGGTACAGCACTTGTTACTGTGACACCTGAAATTCCCGAAATAAAACATGCTACTTGTGCGCCAATTGCTCCGCCACCTATACGTGTAACATTTAATTCTCCAGTTGCACCTGCTACCTGATTTCCTATTAAAATATTATTGGATTCTGCACCTGTGTATCCACTTCCTATAGCAAATCCTATTGCAACATTTCCACTTCCTGTTGTAAGTGTGAATAAGTTTCCAGCACCAAAAGCTGTATTATCTGAACCGTCATTTGAAGCCAACGTGTCAAGACCAAATGCACAATTATCTGATCCTGAAACACAATTTATCATTGCAGAATGACCCACAACTGTATTTGAAGAACCAGTTTGCAAACTACCAAGAGACTGTTGACCTACAGCTATATTTTGAGATCCAGATGTTAAATTATGTAACGATGCAAATCCAAGACCGACGTTGCTTGTACCAGTAATAGATGCGTTACCTGCAATATTACCAATAATTGTATTTTCGTTAGCATCGGATACATTTAAAGTGGAGGTAGTTCCTGTATTATCAAAACCAACTGTTGATCCTGCGTTGGAAGAGGCTCTATTAGCAAAGATAGTTATTGTTGATCCCGTAATAGATCCTGAATCACCATTAACTGTAACACTTCCACCACTAGGTACTGCTTGAGAACCCATTTGTCCTGTAGTAGTATCAATGGTTACCATATTTGTATTTGATACAGTGACTCCAGTTATGCCGTCAATGAAACATGCTACTTGTGCTTGTGATCCTCCATTTCCAAAATTACCAATACGAGTTACAAATGAATCACCTAAAACACCCCTAGAATCAAACCCTATCAGGATATTACCAGTCTCTCCTGAAACATAGTTTAAACCTGAACTATCACCTAAAAATGTATTACTGTTACCAGTTAATAAATTTACTGCACTTGCCTGACCTAAAGATAAATTACCAGATCCTGTTGTTAATGAAACAAGAGAACCCCAACCTATGGATGTATTATTTGATCCAGAAGTGATGACATTTAAAGAATTAAATCCAAGAGATGTATTATTTGCCCCAGAAGTAGCTAGATTTCCTGCTCCTCTCCCTAGAAAAGTATTAGCAGATGCATCTGTAAGATTTAATACACCAATAGAACTACTTGTGGAAACAAATTGAACGCTTGATCCTGCATTTTCTGTTGGAGATTGATGAGCAAAAAGTGTGACTGTTGTTCCTGTTATTGATCCTATATCAAGATTTATAGTTTCAATTCCCCCACCACCACTACCTCCAGTTGATCTTTTTGATATTTGACTCATGATGGCTCCTTAGCGTAGATATAAGAAATTGAAAAATTACTCGAAGCACCAGTTCCAAAAAATGTAGTTCCAAGATCAAAAGTAAAATTTGGCGCCCTGCCTTGCTGGCATCTTAAATCCAAAACTAGTGCCTCACCTGCATCAAATGTTTTCCATGTTGTAACACCTGTAGAATCATTTACAGATATGGCGACAGGAACAGTACCCATGTTATCAAAAATGATCATGACGGGGTTAAAAATAAGAGTGCCGATCAATACAGTTGATCCTGTCATTGTCGCTAACAACTCGTTAGGAAATCCGGCTCTTTGGCTATTATTGATCGACATTATTACCTCTTATGCGTGTTGGTTATCTACAGGTGCTTCGACTTGTGCTTCACTTAAAGAATGAGCCAGTGGATCAATTGCATCAGGTGCAATTGGTGTAACTATAGGTTCAACTGGAACCACGGCATCAACTGGTTCTACAGGTGCTACCGGTGATACTTGAGAAGCGGCGGCATTAGCTTGATTTGCTTTTGCTACATCTTCAACAGTTCCTATGAACTTTTGAAACTGAAATAGGGCTTCTTTAATGATATTTATATCTGTATCTTTTTCACAGACAAAATGACATACTTTATTTGCTACTATTTGTTCAATTTGAAATAATTCTTTTAACATTTATTTTTCCTTAATTAAGAATCCAATAATTTACAGTTGATGTATCTGTCGCATCGGAAGATTGTATTGTGAATGAAGTACCTGGTGTTCTTGCACTTACTCTATAACTTTGTGGAATTGTTACAGTTCCTAAAGCATTTGTTGCAAAGAAAACAAGAGAGTTTGCTGTTATTGCTGTTGTGGAAACCACAATTGCTCCTGCTGTTAATGCTGCTGTCGTACCTGCTGATGCATTTGTTCCAGTAGCAATTAGAATTTTATTTCCTGCTGTTGCTAAAGATAAATTACCATTAGTTGCAGTAATATTTCCTAGAGTTGCTGTAATAGATGTACCTGCTGTGATTGTAGTACCAGAAGATAATGCTGTTCCTGCTGACATTGTTGTAGTAGATGCTATTGATCCTGGAGCAATAAAAGTAGCTGGAATGGATAAAGTTACTACTCCTGCTGAATTAGTAGCAGTAATCTGATTTGCAGTGCCTAATATTGATAAAATACCACCTGACGAAGTTGTAATTTCTACCCAATTGGCAGTATTAATACCACTTTGTCCTAAAATAGAAAAAAGAACCCATAGACTATTACCAACATTTAACCATCTTTTACCTAAAGGATAATCCCAATCCATTGGAGTTGGATTTCTATTTGTTATAAAAGGAATTTCAACGTTTTCAGGTCTAGTTGGTGTTCCCGTAGCTCCGGCTAAATTAGCGCCTGTTTGGAAAGACATAAATACCTCCGTAAATTTAAATTTTAATTTAACTGTGAATATGTTTAAAGTATAGAAAATATTTGAGGTAAAGCATGAAATTAAACTTGCATGAAACACATGATAGATATGAATCATTCACAAAGAAAAATGATTTCGACATTGGCGAATGCTGCCAAGATTTGATTAACAAAAGACCGTTTGGTCATCATGCATTTTATATATTTGCACATCCAAGGACAGATGATGATGGAGTTACAAAAAGACTCATTTGGCAGCCTAGGTTAACACGACCTACTCCACAGACCAATAGCATGTTATTTAAAGCATACCCCGGCACAGATCTTATTAAGGTGATTTGGGTGATTCCTGATCGAATATTATGGAGTCAATATGAAGATGGTAAAGTTACGGCAAATAAGACGATTTGTGATAGTATTCGAGACTTTCAATTCGACAGACAGAAACTTGAAAGAAATGAGGATGATGATCTTTCCGATGAAAAAATCGACAATATTTATAAAAGTTTGGCAAGAGATGCAAATCATGTTAGAAGAATGAAAGGAATAAAAAATAGAATTATTTCAACTTAAGCCAAACTCTTCGGAGGAGTCTTAAGTTTTTTAGGTGAAGGTGTCGTGAATCCAATTTGGCTCTCACGTATCTTTCCTACTTTTTGTTTTATTCCAGATCCATAAAAATCACCCATACCAATTTGACTTTTAGATGTATGGGCGTTTTTTACTTTAGATTTCATGTTTCATCCGTTTTCATTGTCTTTACTTTACCAAAAGGTAATGTATCAACATGCATTTTAGGATTTCCTTGACGCCCAACAGGTTGTTTGTGACCTACACCATAATCCGTACCTGCTTTGATATAACAAGATGTTCTCTCATCATATTGTGGGCATGAGAAATCCCAAATAGGATTTTTTTTATCCATATTTGTATCTTTAGGTTTTTGATTTTTTATAGCATCCGGGTCTTTAAATCCTGATTTCATGAAGTTTCCTTGTGTAAAAAAAGCTAGGGTTTCCGGGTTAGATTTATGTTTTTAAACTACAGCCATGCTACGCCCTAGCCAAAACCTTAATTTCTATAATTAGGCTTCAAAGGTCTAGCTTTGATTTTAGCTACGCCTTCCATTTGCTGCTCTTTAATTTTCTCTGTAGTATCTTCATAATCCATTTCAGCACCTGCACCTTCTGCACTCGTATATTGTTTCATTTTGCTATTCATAGGTAGTGGTGATTCTTTTGAACCAGAGCCAATCCAATTAGAATGATCATCAATTTTTCTTCCGCCTGCCATAATATACTCCTAAAGCCTGTTACGGCTAATTTAAAATCTTTTCTTTACTTATAACGTAATTTACTCAAGTTTTCAAGCCTATTATTATTCACTTAAATCACGCTTCCAATATTTTACTTTATAACTATCTTTCCATTTCATACCATCCCAATTATTTCCACTACACCAACCTCGAATTGTACCTTTTATTCCCTCGATTTTAAGATATAGCAGATCAAAATCTACTGGTTGAAATTTAGTAGCATCAACCCATCCATCTTCATCATATGTGACCATAGGATAAGTAAATCGGTAATCGCCTTTATCGTGAAGTTTGGTTCCTACTTTTTGCAATTTACATCATTCCTTGTTGCTGTTGTATTTGTGGATTTTGTTGTTGATTTATCATAGGTTGAGAACTCATTAATTGTTCCATAAAGGCTTTAGAAGCTTCTGTACTTTCTACCTGTTTTCTAGATTGATTTTCCTGTTCTTCTTCATCATATTTTATAGACTCAAGATCGTTTGATTTTAAGAATGTTTCTACCTCTCCGAATTTCTGAATTGTCTCCATGAGTTGTGCTAGAGCTGCCATTTTCTCTTTAGTTGCGAGGGCGTGGTTCTTAGAAATCATTGACATTCTCTCTTGAAATAGCCCTATATTGCTCTCTGAACGACTATCACGCTCCCTAGCCTGACTCAATTGGTTATGAATTTGCGACATCATCTGTTTGAGTTTCATTTCTTCAACAGTATGTTTAAGGTTCATTTCTTCACCTTGTGCCGCTTCCATTTGCTGTTCTTGTGCTTCTAGGAACTTAATAATTTCAGCTTTACCTGTGATATTCAATTTTGGTATGATCATACTAGCAGGAAATACTTCACGTTGAAACTGTTGGTTGATATCCAACATTTGTTGCGCTTGAAGGTTCTGTTGAGTAGGTGTAAGATCTGACTCTTCAACGAGCGTTTGATATTTCGCAAATACTTTACTGTAAAAATGAGGACTTGGCTCCTGACCAATATATAACTCAACCTTTGCAGCATTCCAGTTATTCAATACAATTTGAATAAGTCTATCTCCTAATAATTTATCTGAAAAATCCCACTGATCAAAATACTTCTGAAATACCATCAAGTTTGCTGCTTGCTTCATTAGCATTGTTAAACTGCTAATCTGTTTATCATTCTGACCAGACCAATTCTCTAGGTTAATTCCTGAAGTTTGGTAGATAAGATCTGCCATCTGTTGGGCAAGGGCAAGATCTGACTCTGGCACTGCACTTGGAATAATCTTTTGGCAATCTGTAAGCTCGTATCCTTCATTAATAATGACATCCCAACCTTGACCCGATTTCTTAAGATTATCTTCATTAGCTACTGCTCCTATTTTTCGCATCCATCCTGCATTTATAGTTGCCGCAGCTATATCGTTATTCTGAATGACCTTAAAATTAAAAAGGAATTGGGGTGACCTCATAGTCCGAATTAGGGACCTCACACGTAGGTCAAAGTGGTTTATATGTGGATCATAGTTCCAGAAGTATGGTATGAACGGACAATCATCAAAACCTAGAGGGTTATCACCCTGAAACATCAACTGCTCATTCAACACAACTGCAAGTTTCCAACATGGAACTTCTACAGTTACTTCTTCCATATCTGGGATATTATACAAGATTTCTTCTAAGTTACCATCACCACCTGCAAAATCATAAAATTGATTTCTTGATCTAGAGTATAGACGTTTCTTTTTTCGTTTCCACTTATACCAAACATACGACAATACCATAAGGTCATTTCTTGCCATATTATGATTTTCAGGTAAGAAATAGAAGTTACCATAACGTTGCGGTGTTCCTGACATGGGCATAATTTCTTTCTTTCTATCAGGAAATCTGCTATCTGCTTCATGTTTACTTATATACTCCTGGCACCACACGAATTGAGCGTCGGACATATCAGGATTACGGAAATATGGATCAACTAGAAATGAGTTATATTCCCATATTTTTGTCTTTAATGTTCCTTGTGCCTGATCATCACCTGTAAAATCAAGATAAGGTTGTAATAAAACCATTCCAGATATAGCAGCAAGTTCTTTTGCTTTTGATTTCTGCTCGTGAATACAACCTGCATTTGCTGCATGTGTAATCACAGTAGTATATTGATCTGTAGTAATAGGATCAGCGCCTTCTGTGGCAACATAAGAAAAGTTCTTTCTATGCTGTCTCTCATATCCTGTAATCATATTCACAGGTTGCTGGACTAGATTAAAATAATAATCCTTATAAGACATGTTATTATTGAAGCTAAATTGTCTATCTACAAATGACTGATTTCCTGCATAGAAAAGAGTGTCTATATTGCTTTGATTCCATAGAACTTTTGCTAGCTCTGTGCCCCTTACAATTTAATGCAAGGGGCACAGAGCCGGCTTTGTTCCAAGGGCATAAATTTCGCGTAAAGTGAATCTAGAAAATGACGAACGTTTCCGGCATTAGGTTCCTCTTGGTTGTTCCAAGGTGCGGTATAAAATGATGACAAGGAAGCCTCCGAATTTTAAATTATTCTTTGACTACCTTATAACCGTAAAAATTTAAAAATTCAATATAGTATTTAATTCTATTTAGGCAATTTAGGACAATCCATCCAATGTGTTATTTTTTTTCTACTAAAACATAAGTCATCATCATGAAGATCAAAATTACACGGTTTTAAAAATGATACAGCATCTGAAACCCAACAGTCATTTGATTCATCAAAATATCCAGTCAAAATGGCACGTTCAAACTTCGAATCTTTCCATACAAATAAAACAGATTGAAAATCATTAGGCATTAATTTTTTACAGCTTATCCATTTATCATTCATTTTTTAGCCTTAAATATAGATACCAGAATCATCATCAATGCCATTATATCATATTGATTAACGGATGTTAACATTGCAGCCTGTGGCATATTTTCAATATTCTTGACCATATCTTCAAGTATTTTAATAAGGTCTTTCTTTGTGAGTTTTGGTGGTTCAATGTCAAGCGGTTTTACATCGCCTTCTTTTTCTACAAATTTAGGTATAATTGTATTTCCTTCATCATCAACTCGTAGAAAGTTTTCTTGAGATTTATATGAACATCCATAGAAATCATTACCTCCATTGACTGATATCTCACCACATTTGCAGGTTACATAATCATTGGTATGAAAGCTTTCAATAATTGATTCACATAATTTACATTTAGCTCTGTTTTTCATCTTATTCACTTTTTGTTTCGATTTTATAATTATCCAACGTGCTAATAAATGCTTCGGAAAATGATTTTCCTCTTTCCATTTCCCACAAAGTTAAAATGGAATCTCTAAAATTTTCTCCTTTGAGATTTAAATATTCTATAACTTCTTTTTGTCGTTGAAAATCTTCATAAACATCATCTTTCATCTTTTTTTTCTCCATAATTCAATCATAAAGGGAATATCATCTTTAGGACAACTATCAACATAAAGTTTATATTTATCTTGATGCCGTTCATTCCAGGTATTTAGAAAGTCTTTTTGATGTTCAAAATTCTCAAATCCTTTACCAAAAGCCCATTCTGCAAAATCTTCACTTTTTTCAGTTTGAAGAATATAAGTTTCAATGATGTTTTTAATTGTCATCTTTTTTACTCCATCTATATTTCATAAATTCAAACACCGTCATTTTTTCAAAGTCATTTGATTTTAATCTCATTATTTGTAATTGCATTTTTTCGACTTGATCTCTTGATAAATTACAAGATTCATATGCATTAATCACTTGTGTAGAAAGATTAGAAATTACTTCTTTATAGTTTTGTTCTTTTAAACTATTATTTTTAATTAAAACATCTATATGAAATTCTTTTTGAGTAATTATATTTCTTAATTTAGTAATTTCTAGTTGTAAATGATGGTCAAAAGGTGCTGATGTGGTTCCTGTTGATGAAAACGTAAATGGTCTAAATGATCCATAAGAAGTAGTTCTTGAATATGTGGAATTATTATTTTCATTTTTTGGTATGAACTTCTCATATTGTTCTGTCAATTGACGCATTAGTTCAGGATCACCCCCCTTATCAGGGTGAAAATGCTTGCATAGGTTTCTATAAACCTTCTTCGCTTCTTCTTTATCTTTACACGTGTTAAAAAAATCCATATGATCACTTTTTTAAATTAGGACTATCATGCAAGATTTGCTATCAGAAAAACAACTATTATTTGTTCAGGAAGCTAATGCAAAATGGAACATAGCTCATGGTAGTGTTAGAACTGGTAAAACTGTCGGGACATTATGGTGGTTTTTACATGAAGCGCAAATATGCCCTGATTCTCAAATTTATATGATAGGTCATACTAGCGAAACACTTTATGACAACGTAATAAAACTTATATTCGAATCCCCTCAATTTGCTATCTTTGAGCCTTTTTGCTCGTGGTCAACAGGAAATAGAGTTCTTACTTTTCGTGATAAAACAATTAAAATATTAGGAGCTAAAGATGAAGGCGCGGTTCGGGCTATTCGTGGTAAGACTATGTCTCTTTTGTATTGCGATGAAATTACTTTACATCCACTTTCTATCATCGAGATTTTAGATCAACGTTTAAGTTGCCCATGGTCAAAAGCTGTTGTCACATGTAACCCAACATATCCCGATCATACTATCAAACAGTGGGTTGATAAAGCAGCCAATGGAGATTCTAATTATTATGCAATGCATTGGACTTTAGAAGACAACCCTTATGTACCACAGGATTATAAAGACAGATTGGCAGCAAATAAAAATGGTATATTCTATAAACGAGATTACCTTGGTTTATGGTGTCTTGCAGAAGGTGCCATCTTTGACTTTTTTGATCCTAAGATACATGTAGTTTCAAAACCTCCAGAAGCAGCAGATTACTGGGTTGCAGGTATTGACTATGGAATTAGCAATGCTACAGCCTGTGTGCTAGTTGGTGTCTATACGGGTATCAGAGATCAACGTGGAAAAAAGATGTGGGCTGAAAAAGAATACTATTGGGATAGCAGGGCAAAAGGTAGGCAAAAGACCGTTTCAGAGCTTGCAGATGACATATGTGACTTTCTAGAACCGTATGGTCCAAAAGGTGTATATATTGATCCTAGTGCTGCTGCATTGCGTTTAGAACTACAACGAAAAGGAATGCATGTAATAGATGCAGATAATGACGTTACCAAAGGTATCGAAAAAATGACTAGCGACATGTCTGATGGTAACTTTGTGGTATGTAAAGAATGCAAGAATCTTATACGTGAAATTCAAACCTATGTTTGGGATGAAAAGAAATCAAAACAGGGCGAAGATGCACCTATGAAGAAGGTAGACCATGCAATCGACAGCCTCAGATATTTACTCTCGACACATAAAGTTATCTCATATCAACCATATAAACACAATCCTTCCAAGTATGTAAACGATAGATTCAAGAGTAATTTCTAAAATTTATATTGAAAATTAAGTTATGATAGTTTAAG